CTGGCCATAGCAATGACAAAGAAAATGATTAACGAGCCCATAAAGGACGGCAAAGGTCTGGCCAAACAACGTGATGAAATGCAGGGCAAAAAGCCTAAAGATTCTGCATAAGTAGTAGTAAGCACGTCGGGAGACGCCCTACTCCCCCGGACGCCTCTAATGGGTTGCGACTACGCGGCCGGGCGCACCACCGGGGACCCCTATGGGGTTGGAATAGTTTCGACGTGGGCCAAGGCCTAAGCGGCAACCTTGCGGACCTGGGTGCGATTCCCAGCAACTCCACCAAAACATTGCCGGGGAAACCGGGGAAACCGGTGACATTTTTGATCATTGTAAATTTGAAATCTTATTTTTTAGTAATGAAAAAATACCCCGGTTTTACCGGTTTGCCCGGCGCGTGAAAGGAAACACTATGGAAGACTTCAAAACATTGCCCAAGATGGCAACCGGAGGCTCCGCAAAGCCTGGCCTGTACGCCAACATCCACGCCAAGCAAGAGCGCATCAAGCGCGGCTCTGGCGAGAAGATGCGTAAGCCCGGCTCCCCTGGCGCCCCGACAGCTAAGGCATTCAGAGAGTCTGCCAAAACCGCTAAGAAGTGACGGCCATAGCAATAGCCAGCACCAGCGGCCAATGCCTGCCGGTGCTGCTAAAGTCTATTGAGTGTTATGTCCCTAACGATGTGGACGTGTACATCTCATCGGCTTTCGATGTGCAAATGCCAGACCGCCGTGTTGTGTGCATGCCCAACACAGCGACCAACTTTGGCGACGCGTACAACAAGGTAGTCAAAGTCGCGTTCATGGAGCACGACCTTTTGGTCGTGTCCAACGATGACGTGGTGCTAACGCCGACCAGCTACGACAAGCTGATGGCTGACTACCGGCTGCTGAGCGAGCAGCACAAGGTAGGCTGGGTAGCAGCAAAATGCGACTACGCCAGGCCAGCCCAAAACATCCGGTCTTACAAACAACTAAACGGGCCGCGGTTTCAGGAAGAAGATTGGATTTATGAATGCCAGGTAGTGGCCCCGATCTTCGGTGTAATTAGCCGAGCCGCATGGCAGGACTATGATCCGATCAATTGGTTCAGTGATGATGTCCAGTGTTACGAGCTTGTTAAGCAAGGCTATAAAAATTTTGTTTCACGCTGTTACGTGCACCACGTGGGCAGCCAAACAGTAGGCGAGGACTTTACGAAGTGCAGACAAGAGGCAGAGCCTTGGCTAAAGGCAAACAGGCCCGAATATCATAAACTTTGGTACTAACCATGGCAAAATCAAAACACGAATTTAAACCAGAGATGTGCGATACGCTCATCGAAATGGGCAAGACCGGGGCATCACAAAAGATGATGTGGTCCGCGCTCGGCATCTCCGCCGGCGTGGCAGAGACCTGGAAGAAAAAGTATCCTGACTTCGCCGACGCGCTCGGTGTTGCGCTCGTCCACAGCCAAGCATACTGGGAGCGCGAGATGTTGGCCAACGTGGGCAACAAGGCATTTAACTCCCGCATCGCGGAGATCGCGCTGCGCGGCCAGTTTCCGGCCGACTACAAAGAGACCCGGGACCAGAAGCTCGAGGTCAAGGCCGACGTGGTGGGGGACTTCTCCGGCGCTGTCAATGACCTGATCAAAAGTCTAAAGGCCGCAAAAGAGTAACCGGGAAAGTTACGGCTGTAACCAAAAGGGCACTTTTCAGTGCCCTTTTGCATTAGTGGGAATACTACTAACCCGCCTTACCAGGAGAACCGCCTTGACTGCGCACGCTATTCTTTCGGCATCTGCCTCCAAACGCTGGCTTACGTGCCAGCCCTCGGCCCGACTCGAGGCCAGCCTACCAGAACCCCCTCGCCGATCCGGCGACTTCGACTACAGCCAAGAGGGCACCATGGCCCACACCCTGGCTGAGATAAAGCTTCGCCACCACTTTGGACAAATTGGGATTGAAGAATATGAACGCGAATACGAAATCATCAAAAACACGCCGTACTACAACGAAGAGTTCGAGCACTACGTCGACGACTACGTCCTCTACGTTCGTAGCCAGATTGGCGAGGGCGATCAGCCATTCTTTGAGCAGCGTGTGGATTTTTCTGACTTCGTGCCTGACGGATTTGGTACTGCGGATGTCATTATTATTTCCAAGCACTCAATCCGAGTCATTGACCTCAAGTTCGGAAAAGGCATCTTCGTCGAAGCCAAAGACAACCCGCAGCTCAGGCTCTACGCGCTCGGCGCGTACTGCAAGTTCAAAGACGACTACCCGGACCTCAAAGAAGTCCACTACACGATCCACCAGCCAAGGGTAGAGAACATTTCCACCGACGGCACAACCGTCACAAAGCTGCTGGATTGGGCGCAGTATTTTGTAAAGCCAAAAGCCAAGCGCGCATGGGCGGGCACCGGCGAGTTCATCCCCGGCGAGCACTGCCAGTTTTGCCGCGCCAAAAGTACATGCAGGGCCCGCAGCGACTTTGTCAACGAGGTGGCTAAGCTCGAGTTTAGAGAGCCGGCGCTGCTGACTGATGAGGAGCTCGAGCTGGTGTTCTCCCGAGCAGGCGATCTGAAATCTTGGGTGAGCGATGTTGAAGGCTACTCCACCGAGCGCGCAATCAAAGACAACCTAGTGCCGGCCGGATATAAGTTAGTGAGTACTCGCACACATCGTAAGATCTCAGATCAGCCGCTTGCAGCCCAGGTTCTTTTGGAGAATAATTTTAAAGAGGACGACATCTGGGAGCCGCGGACTTTGAGATCGATTGCACAGCTTGAAAAGCTGGCTAAAAAGGGCCATGTGGCCTCGCTACTGGGTGGGCTGATCGTCAGACCTGAAGGCGGCCAGAAGCTCGTCAAAGACCAAAATTTAGCCGCCGAGGACTTTAAATGAGCCCGCAGCTGTTTCTCAGCATGGTGGGGCTGATGTATATCGCCACCTGCTTGTCTTACTTTAAGATCCGTCGCATAGGCATGATGGTGGCTTTTATTGGTTATACTATCGGACAGATCGGTTTGATAATTGATGCCTATGAGATGGGCGGCGATGATAGTAGTTGAGCAGGGCAAAAAGTTTGAAGTGCCTGATAACATGATTGAAAATTACAAGAGTGATTTTCAGGATATGAAAATTAAGCACGACAGAGAGACGCTGACATTTTTTAGAAACGCGGTAATAATTATGTTGGCAATGGCCAAACAAGACGCCGGACGCTTGAAAGACCCTGACTTTGTTGGGGATATTATTAGGGCCCTTGCGGTGCGCGAGGCTTTAAAGCAGACTAACATGCTGTACGATGCGTAATTCCATATCGTGCAACAAAAAAGTATGCAGTTTTTGCATAAGTAGTAGTACGGGATTAAAGAGCTAACCCGATAAATCAGCTCAAACGTCTAACAAGGAAGCCAAGATGGCAAAAGCAATCAAAGTAGTAACAGGCAAGGTTCGTTTCTCTTACGCTCATGTGTTTCAGCCCCAGACTCCCAACGAGGGCGGCACACCAAAGTACTCCGTGTCTTTGATCATTCCAAAGAGCGACAAAGAAACCATCGAGAAGATCAACAAGGCTGTTGAAGAGGCAAAGAAAGAGTACGCCACCATCTGGGGCGGCACTGTTCCTAAAGGCCTCAAAGGCGGTCTGCGCGATGGTGACGCTGAGAAAGACGATCCTGCTTATGAAAATTCGTACTTCATCAATGCAAACTCCACGCAAAAACCTGGAGTCGTTGACGCGGATCTAAATCCGATCATGGATGTGTCGGAGTTTTACTCCGGCTGCTTTGGTCGCGCTTCGATCAGTTTTTACGGCTACAACAGCAACGGCTCTAAAGGCGTTGGCTGCGGTTTGAATAACGTCCAGAAACTCGAAGACGGTGAAAAGCTTGGTGGTGCTACAAGCGCAACCGTGGATTTTGCGATTTAAAAGACTAACCCCTGCAATCCGCGCTGCCATTTTTCGTGGCGCGCGGCTCGCTTCTGTACAGGAGAAAAAATTGAAAGTTAAAAAGGCAGAAAAAATGAGTTTTTATCGATTCTTCCCCAACAACCAAAACTTTGTAGTCGCTTCGGGCGAAGCTCGTAGTCCTACAGATTTTTGGATGTCACTGGACTTTGGTGATGGTTCAGAAAAAGCCTCATTTTCATTCGGTGATTGGAACAATAAGGCTTCCATGGAATTGCTCAAGAGCATGCAACGTGCTGTTGAGGAAGCGATGGAGTTCTATGAGAAAGCCCTTAACCTGCCCCCGGTTACCAAAAATCTCTCCAAAGATTATGATAGTATGCTAAGCAGCCTTAAGCCCGTGGCTCCCAAAAAGAGGCCCGCGGTCAAGAAAGCAAAAGCTAAGTCGTAATTCTTTTCTGCAGTAAGCCGTCTTCGTCTAACAATTAAGTGTCCCGGGCTACCCGGGAAGATGTGGTGTGAGAATCCCACAGGCGGCTTTTTTTACTTCACCATTTACCAAAAAGAAAAATACATGGACCAGTATCAAGAATACATCGCAGCAAGCCGTTACGCCCGTTACATCGACGAAAAGGGAAGACGCGAGAATTGGAGCGAAACGGTGTGGCGTTATGTTGACTACATCTTTTCACGCACGCCGGCAATTGCAGAAAACCAAGATTTAAAACACCGCGTTTACAGTTCGATCTATGAATTAAAAGTTATGCCGTCCATGCGTGCTGTGATGACGGCAGGAAAGAGTGCAGATCGTGACAATACCTGTGTCTATAATTGTTCATATCTCCCCGTCGACGATCCGAAGTCTTTCGACGAAGCTATGTTCATCCTGCTCTGCGGTACTGGTGTCGGGTTCAGTGTTGAATCCAAATATGTTACTCAGCTGCCCGAGGTGCCGGAAAAACTTTTTAACAGCGACCACGTCATCTCGGTCCACGACTCAAAAGAAGGCTGGGCGAAAGCGCTAAGGTTGTTAATCGCTCACCTGTATGCCGGCGAGATCCCGAAGTGGGATGTCTCGAGCGTCAGGCCCGCGGGCGCCAGACTTAAAACATTTGGTGGCCGCGCATCGGGGCCCGAACCCCTGGTTGATTTGTTCCAGTTTGTTGTCAACACATTCAAGCACGCGACGGGCCGCAAGCTAAACTCGCTTGAGTGCCATGATGTTATGTGTAAAATTGGTGAGGTTGTAGTCGTTGGTGGCGTGCGTCGCTCCGCCATGATCTCTCTGTCTGATCTCGATGACGAAAGGATTCGCCATGCCAAAGCTGGTCCTTGGTGGGAAACTGCTCCCCATCGTGCACTCGCCAACAATAGCGCGGTTTACAATGAGACTCCGACGGTTGGAAAGTTCATGGAAGAGTGGCTGTCCTTATACAACTCACATTCTGGCGAACGAGGAATTTTTAATCGTGAGGCTGCGCGTAAGACCGTTGCAAAATATGGGCATCGCGATCCCGACCATGAGTTTGGAACAAACCCCTGCTCTGAAATTATTCTTCGACCGTATCAGTTCTGTAATCTCACAGAGGTTGTCGTTCGTGCAGATGACACGATTGATACGCTTAAAGATAAAGTGGAGCTGGCTACGATTCTTGGCACAATCCAGGCCACGTTTACAAAGTTCCCGTATCTCCGTAAAGTCTGGCAGCGCAACACCGAAGAAGAAAGATTGTTAGGTGTTTCGCTAACAGGCATCTATGACAATGACATGATGGTGCAGGGCAAAGAGGATGTGTTGTCCGTCTTGCGCGAGCATGCCAGAAAGGTAAATGACGAATATGCCACGCTCCTCGGAATACCTAAATCTGCTGCTATCACTTGTGTTAAGCCATCAGGAACAGTATCACAGCTTGTCGATTCAGCTTCTGGAATACACCCAAGACACTCCAAATATTACATCCGAAGAGTACGAGGAGATAAAAAAGATCCTCTTACATCTTTCCTCGTCGGACAAGGAGTTCCATCAGAAGATTGCGTCTATAAGCCGACCCAGACTACGGTGTTTAGTTTTCCCCAAAAGGCCCCCGCTGGGGTTGTCAGATCAGATGTGACGCCGATCTCCCACCTGGAAAACTGGCTGCGCTATCAGCGGCACTGGTGTGAACACAAGCCGTCTGTTACAATCTCTGTCGAAGAGAAAGACTGGCCGACGGTTGGCGCGTGGGTCTGGGAACACTTTGATGAGATCTCCGGCGTATCGTTTTTGCCGTATGATGGTGGCACGTATCGTCAGGCACCCTATGAGGAGTGTACTGAAGAGGAATACAACCAGCTAAAAGCTAAGATGCCAACGCTGGATTGGAGTAAGTTTCGTGAAGAGACGGACAACGTCGAGGGAGCTCAAATGCTTGCCTGCGTTTCCGGAGTCTGCGAAATATAGTTTTGTGGTGCATGGTGAGTAGTACTTATAGGGGGCGTCAGGCAGGCATCAGAGGATGTGGCAAGCGGAGTATTTTCCTGCCTTCATAACCGCAAGTAGTAGCCACCAAATCTGGCCCCCTACTTTTTTAACCGCCGATACGTCGGCTTGCCTTAGGAGCACAGCATGTCAATTACAGCATCAATCGACTTCGAGACCCGCAGCACTGTAGACCTACCAGACTTTGGTTTGGATAAGTACTGCAAGGATCGCACTACCGAAGTCATCTGCATGGCGTATTCGATTGACGGAAACGCCGTCCGCATTTGGACACCGGACCAAATGCCTCCCGAGTGGCTCTTTGACCCCGAGACAAAATTCACCGCATGGAATGCGGCGTTCGAGGCCAACATCATGCGCCACGTTCTCAAGATCCCCGTCGCTTGGAGTCAATTCATAGACAGCATGGCCCTAGCCGCGGCCAACAATCTTCCACAATCATTGGAAGAGTGTGCGCTCGTGCTAAAAGTGACCGATCAAAAAGATCCCACCGGCAAGCGGCTCATTCAAAAACTCTCCAAACCAAAACGCAACGGGGAGTTTGAAAAGGATTCTCTCTTGCTCGCGCAGATGTATGAGTACTGTAAGCAGGACGTGCGCACCGAGATGGCCGTGGCACGCGAGCTACGCGCGCTGACGGATAGAGAGCAGCGTGTGTGGGAGATAACGCAGATGATTAACGACCGCGGCGTGCCAGTCGATCCTGCCGAGCTTAATCATGCGATTGCCGCCGTGACAATTAACAAGGCGCAAATTAACTCGGAGATCACTGCGCTGACCGGCGGCATCACGGCCAATCAGCCGGCGAAGTTAGCTGAGATCCTCCGGGCCTCTGGGGTCGCCGTCGATGACCTTACCGCTGAGACGGTCAGCAAACTCCTTGCTAGTTCCGATACACCAAAGCAGGTCCGGCGGATTTTGGAGCTGCGGCGGCTCGGTTCGCTCACCAGCGTAGCCAAGTATGAAAAGATGCTCGAGGTTCAAGTCGGCGGCCGTATCCGCAACACGCTCGTCTACCACGGCGCCAGCACCGGCCGCTTCGCTTCCAGGGGCGGGCTTAATCTTCAAAACCTGGCCAGGCCAACATTGGACGATAAGGCCATAGAGGAGGCCGTAGAGCGGATCTTAGTGCTGGGTAGAGGCGGCACCATGGACGAGCTATCCAGCCTCGTACGGAGCGCCATAAAGGCTCCTAGCGGGTATGTTTTTGTGGACGCTGATTTCTCAAGTATAGAGAACAGGGTCGCGTCCTGGATTGCCGGCCAGAATGACAAGGTGGAGCTTTTCCGTCAGGGCTTAGATGAATACAAGACGTTTGCCGCTAATAGCCTGTATGGGGTGCCGTACGAGGAAGTTACCAAAGAGATGCGGCAGGTGTCTAAGTCGGCCGTTCTCGGGTGCATGTTTGGGCAGGGTTCCCGCGGGCTGGTTGAGTATGCTGAGGGGATGGGTGTCACACTAAGCGAAGCCCAGAGCGAGAGGGCTGTTAAAGCTTACCGCCAGGAGTACCACATGGTTAAGTCCACTTGGTACGATTACGAAACTTGTGCGGTACAAGCTATACAGAATCCTGGCGAGGGCGTTAAGTCAGGCAGAGTGGCGTTTAAGGTTGCCAAGCACGCACTGTGGATGCAGCTACCCAGCGGGCGGCTTATCTGCTGGCGGGATCCAAAGGTCGAGGACCAGCTGACTCCCTGGGGCGAAATGAGGCCCGGGGTCACTGTTTTCAACCAAAACACTTTTACTAGGAAGTGGGGTCGAAACAAGCTTATTGGATCGAGTATATTTCAGAGTGCTGTGCAGGCTACTGCCAGGGATATGCTTACCGAGGCTATGCTTGCGCTTGACGAAAAAGGATTTGAAGTGGTCAACAGCGTTCACGATGAGGTTCTCCTGTTGGTTAAGCAGGCAGATGCAGAGTCCGCCTTGGGACGGGCGATCGATTTAATGACCACTCCTCCCAAATGGGCTCCTGATTTTCCTCTAGCCGCTGAGGGCTGGCACGGCAAGCGCTACCGCAAGTAGGCTAACAGTTCCAGGCCCGCAGCGATTTGTTAATGCGGCTATCGGGATCGTTAGCCGTTTTGGCAGACGTAAGTTTCTTCTTCATGCCCGTCATCCGGGCACAGAATGACTTCTTGCGCGGGCCTCCCTCCGGCTGGGGACGCTTCAATGTGCCGCCGGTCTCTGCCTTATAAGATGCCCGTCCCTTGGCGTTTAGCCCGCCCTCTGGGTTCTTGCCCTCTTTGCGCTGCCATGCAGGCGTCTTGCCGCCTTCTTTGCGCTCAATTATCTGAGAGGACACAACATCGAGCGGGCTTAGCTCGCGCGCCTGCGTGGTGACATACTCGCGATTAAGCTGATCAATTGGCAGTGAGTGGCCATACCTGCGGCCGGCAAACGGATCCACCAGGACGGTCTCTAGGCCGGGCCTCTGACCCGTCTGCGCTGCCCGCTTGTCGGCGTAGTACTCAGCCACCCGACGCTGCGGTGACACAAAGACGCGCTCTTTATCTGGCGCGCCAGCAAAGCCGCGGTACATTTGCTGCAGCATTTTGGCAGTGTGCCCACCGCCGGCCATCTCTTCTACCTCGCCGCCTTCTGCCTTCTTGCGGATCATGGCGCCAGCCGGGCCCAAGCCCAGTCGCTCGATGTCATAACCCTGGCCTAGCATATAACGGAGGTACTCCTGCAGCTCTGCCGGCGTGAAGCCTTTTTGGTAGGTGTCGCGCGATGTGATGATGGATGTCGGCTCGGGACCAGGGCGGCCCGTGGCTTTCATAACATCACCGCCGCGGGTTGTAATTATGCCAAGACCACCCGGCTCCATGACCCGGCCGATATCTCTCACAATCTCGTCTCTAGCCTCTCTGGGAACCACGTTCAAAACATTGAGGTTTGTAAGCCGATTGTAGGCGTCTGAAGGGATTTCACTGGCCTGCGAATAGGTAGGCGACCACCCACGCGCAAACGGCTCATAGGTCTCGTATTGACCTGGCATAGCCTGCGCGCCTTTTCCAAGGCCTGCACCATAGTCAAGCCCGCGACCCATGGCACCGCGCTGGGCAAAAACGTCCGCTGCCTTTTGGTAGGTAGGCAACGTGCCGGGGATCTGGGTGCGAGC